TGAAGAATGTAATTAAAGAAACAGGGAATGAATATGGTACAATTGTTAGTGACGGTCTTGCTACTGCTGATGTGTCTGGCTATGTCGATACTGGGAGCTATATTTTTAATGCTCTTTGTTCCGGTAGCATTTATGGTGGGCTACCTCAGAATAAGATTACCGCAATCGCAGGAGAATCAGCAACAGGAAAGACGTTTTTTGTCTTAGGTGTTTGTAAAGCATTTTTAGAGGACAACCCTGATGGTAATGTAGTTTTCTTTGAGAGTGAATCTGCTATTAGTAAGGACATGATTGAGAGTCGTGGCATTGATTCTTCTCGTATGGTAATACTACCCGTTACCACGGTACAAGAGTTTCGTTATCAATCTATATCTGTATTAGAAGCTTATGAAAATGATGAAGATAGACCTCCTCTGTTGATGTGTCTTGATAGTCTTGGGATGCTTTCTACCACAAAAGAGATTGAAGATACAGAAGCTGGTAAAGAAACTAGAGACATGACACGATCTCAAATTGTGAAGGCAACATTTCGTGTACTGACTTTGAAGTTAGGTAAACTTGGTGTGCCTTTGATTATGACCAATCACACTTATGATGTTATTGGTTCAATGTTTCCACAGAAAGAAATGGGTGGTGGTTCAGGCCTCAAGTATGCTGCATCAACAATCATCTATCTATCAAAGAAGAAAGATAAAGACGGCACAGAGGTCGTAGGCAACATCATCCATTGTAAGACGTATAAGTCTAGACTTACAAAAGAAAACCAGATGGTAGACGTGACGTTAGGTTGTCTTACACGAAGGGTTTAGACAGACATTATGGACTATTAGAGTTGGCAGTAGAAGCTGACATCTTTAAGTCAGTATCTACTCGTATAGAGTTGCCTGATGGTACAAAAACATTTGGTAAGACTATTAACAATGATCCTGAAAAATATTATACTGAAGAAGTAATGCAAAAGTTAGATGAGTTTGCCAAAGAAAAGTTTAGTTATGGGTAAGATGTTTACGAGAACTCCTTTATTTTATTGTCCAATCTATAAAACTAGAATTGATCCGAATTTATATGATAAAGAAAAAATAATAAATGATATCTTATACAATAAAAATTTAAAAAATACTAGAAATGATCCACATCAGGTTGCTGGTAGTAGTTTTTCTGATATTCATCATAGCCATAGGGATTTTGATAATGAAGATTTTAGGAGTATAAATTATAATAAACTTGTAGCATTATATAATAAAATATTTGGAGAATTTTTTAATAATGAACTAGTCACAACTCAATCATTTGAATTTGAATTTGAAATTGCAAATTATTTAGCAGCAACAGAGGGACAATGGTTGCCTCTCCATAATCATAGTGATTACGATTTTGCTACTGTTCATTATTTAAATTTTAAAAATAATCACAACCTGACTATGTTCAAGAATCCAGCAATTTTTGCTCCCTATATAAAAGATATTCGACCAAAAATGTATAATATATCTAACGACAAGATTTTAGACAACACTTATATGTATGAGTGGTTTGAGTTTCCAGTTAAAGAAGATGATATGATTATATTTCCTGCAGCGTTAGACCATGAAATTCCAGTACAGGGTCCAACAAAAGAACCAAGAATAACAATATCAACAAATATTGGAATAAAATAAAATGGATGATTATATAAAAGTGTATGACGATGTTATAGATGAGGTGTCTTGTAAAGAACTCATTAAAAAGTTTGAGAATTCCCATGAGTATTTTCAAACTGTACATCAAGAAAGCGGTGATAATGCTATTTCATTTGAGCAGATAACATTAGTTGACCATGAAGAATGGAAGTCAGTTCAGAATGGAATGTTAGAGTTGTTCCAGGATTATATACTTCACTATAAAGTTGATTGTTTAATTAATCGTGAACAGTGGCCCGCCACATATGGCTATGAGGCTATAAGAATGAAGCGTTATTTGGCCAATGATTATGATAGATTTGATCCTCATGTAGATGTTATGAACCACGAAACTGCAAGACGATTCTTGGCCTTTTTTATTTACTTGAATGATGTTGATGAAGGTGGTGAAACAGTATTTACTGACATCAATAAGCCAGGAACATTTATACCATACACAGTACAACCAAAGAGAGGACGATTGTTGATGTTTCCACCAACATGGCAGTATTATCATGCAGGGAAGAAGCCAATATCTGGTATGAAATATCTTATACATTCGTATTGCCATTATGCCTAAGCATTATTCATATTATTATGTTACACACAAAGAAACTCAAGAGCAAGGCTATCGTATAGGTGAAGGTAAGTTTTCAGGTGTAGTTTGGAATTACAAGAATGTTAAGTTGCCGATGTACAATGACGAAGGTGATTTAGTTAATCTTGAAGAAACTGATAAAATACCATTGACATTTGAGTATGATGTGTTGTATAATCCAACAGACGAGAACGTAGATGGTGGAGAGTTTGCATCAGCCATAGGCGATATATTGTTAACCATTATAGATGAAAGTATAGAGAATGACCAAATTGAATTTAACAGAGAGAATAGAAACAACGATACTGAGCAGCTTGATACACAATGAGGAGTATACAAGAAAAGTAATTCCTTTTATCAAGCCTGAGTATTTTCAAGATGGAGTTGAGAAGGTCATATTTCAAACGATTGAGAAGTATACTAATAAGTATAAATCTAATCCCAATATAGAAACTCTTATTATTGATCTTCAAAAGGTTTCTCTTAATGATGAACAATATAAAGCTTCATTAGAGTATGTGTCATCAAAACTATTTGTTCCTCAAGCTGATGAACAGTGGTTGTTGGATGAGACAGAAACTTTTTGTAAAGACAAAGCCATATACAATGCCATACTCAATGGCATTCATATTATAGATGGTAAGTCTAAAGATCAGACACCAGAAGCCTTACCTTCTATTCTGACAGATGCACTAGCCGTATCTTTTGATACGAATGTTGGTCATGATTATATAGAACAGGCAGATGAACGGTATGAATTTTATCATAACATAGAAGATAAGATACCATTTGATTTAGATTTCTTCAACAAGATAACCAAAGGTGGCCTACCATCTAAGACATTAAACGTATGTCTTGCTGGTACCGGTGTGGGTAAATCATTATTCATGTGTCATGTGGCATCGTCTACATTGTTACAGAACAAGAATGTTTTGTATATCACAATGGAAATGGCTGAAGAAAAGATTGCCGAACGTATTGATGCCAACCTGATGAATATATCATTAGAAGATTTACACGATCTTCCTAGACGTATGTATGATAGTCGTATAGATAAGATACGAAAAAAGACAACAGGTAATTTAATCATTAAAGAGTACCCAACTGCATCAGCGCACTGTGGACATTTTCGTGCATTGCACAGCGAACTCTTATTGAAGAAACAGTTTAGACCAGACATTATCTTTATTGATTATATAAACATCTGTGCATCTAGTCGATTCAAGTATGGTAGTAATGTAAACTCGTATACTTACATCAAAGGTATTGCAGAGGAGATGAGAGGTCTTGCGGTAGAGTTAGATGTTCCAATTGTGTCTGCAACACAGACAACCAGACAAGGATTTGTGTCAACTGATATTGGTTTAGAAGATACATCAGAATCATTTGGCTTACCAGCCACAGCTGATTTGATGTTTGCATTGATATCAACCGAAGAGCTTGAGGACTTGAATCAGATACTAGTTAAACAGTTAAAGAATAGATACAATGATCCGACTGCTAATAAGAGATTCATCATAGGTGTAGACAGAGGTAAGATGAAACTGTATGATGTGTCACAGTCTGCACAAGATGACCTGGTAGATACTGGTCAAACAGATGTAACAAATCTTGAAGATAGATTTTCTGACTTTAAGATTTAAGTTTTGCTTACTTTAGGATCTATTCCTATTTTACCTTTTTGACTACCTAGCTGATTTTGAGTTCTAAAGCATACATCTCCACTTACTGCATAATCATTATCTCTTTCTACTGTCCAACCTGTATTTTGCCACATCCCTGTAGGAATACCATTGTCGCCTAATTTAAATTTTATATACCATACCTTTCCTCTAATGGCGTCAGCAAATATTCTGTTCATACTGACAGCTGCACCTTCAACACATTGGTTGCGTAATATAACTTCACACGCATAACGTATATTTTCTTTTGTTAGGCTACTTATACTTTTAATTTTTTTGTTACGAAGAGCATTCCTGAGAGGATTACCATCTCTTCCCCATGCACCTCCTCCCGCATTGTTTTGTGCGAATCGTTGCCAATCTCTCCAATGCTTATAGGGGGTAGTAGAATTGGCTGCTGTAGCATCTCGGGCAAAGGCTTTTGCAACTGCTGCTCCAGGCCAATCATATGTGTTTTTCAAACTTGTTTTTGTAGTCATCAAGTATTGTACGGCTAAAATCGGTCCATTTGTAGGTGAATAATTAGTCAAGGCTTCAAAGATTTTATATTGTGGTTTACCATCCCATTTTTTATTTCGTTTTTCTTTGAGAAGTCCAATTACATCTTCCGATTTAACTGTATTGGTAGCACCATCACCAGCCTTAGAAGAAAATCGCATCATTTCTTTCGCTGTATCACTCGCCTGTAAAAAGATACCAAAATC